AAAAAGAAGAAGATAGTTAATGTTTAAATTACTACTAGGTCTTTTAGGTAAAGGTAATGGAAATAAATCTGTTGCTGGAAATTTAGCTTGGGATATAAGAGAAGCAATAAAAGGTAAGGAGTTAGATCCTGAAAAATTAATAGAATTACAAACAAAAATCAATGCAGTTGAAGCTCAGCATCGTACATTATTTGTTGCCGGATGGAGACCATTTATTGGTTGGATATGTGGAGTAGCATTAGCTTATAACTTTGTCATAAGAGACTTATTTATATGGATAACAAAAACCACAGAAACTCCACCAGCTTTACAAATGGATCATTTAATGACCGTGTTACTAGGCATGCTGGGATTAGGAGGTTTAAGAACTTATGAAAAAATAAAAGGAAAAGATAAATAAATATGTATAACTATCAAGAAATAACAAACGCAGTAAATATACAAGTAGCAGCAACATTAGCAAACAGTGTTATTGCAGGTGCTAGATATGCTGGTGGTGCAAACACTTCTGCAAATTTGCCAATAAATTCAACAGCCGTAGCTTATCCGTCAATAGGAGCAGGTGGTGGGACATTTTTAGGTTCAGCAAGACCAAGTACTAGAGGTATAGGCACTGGTGTTCAAAATGGAGCTACTGGTGTAGCTTACACTTTAACAACAGATGGTACTGGGACTGTTAATTCTATAACCCCAGTTCAAACAAGACCTGATGGTGTTTTTTTAGGTGCTGCAACAAACGCACCTGTTAATCCAGGGGTAGGACCTAATATAGGTACAGCAAATCAAACTATAATATTTGATACCGCTTGTTTAAATTCAGCTTTTGGTACACAGACACCAGCTGTAGCAGGTTCTGTTACTGTAACACTTACAGCTGCTGAATTACAAATACCTCAAAGTGGTGATGGTGCAGCGGCAACAACCCCATCTATATATACGGCAGATCATTTATCAGGATCAGATAGTTTTGATTTATTTATAGGTGTTGCAGGAACAATTAAAGTAGAATTAGCTGGGTCGTTAACAGATAACCCTGTTACAATGACTGTTTCAACTGGAATACTTGGCATGCAAATTAAAAAAGTATACACCGATGGTGTAGTTACAGCAACAGGACTAGTAGCCCTTTATTAGTTACTATAAATTAACTTAAATTAAATTAAATGAAAAAAGTAGAATCAAAAGTTGAAGAGGCTAAGGTTCAATTATCAGAAGATCAATTGACTAAAGTAAGAAAACAACAAGAAGAAATAACTCAATTATTAAAAGATATAGGTTTTTTAGATACACAAAAACATACATTAAATCATAAGTATGCTGCGTCTATACAAGAAATAGAAGATTTTAAAGCTGAGTTAGAAAAAGAATATGGTGCAGTTAACATTAACTTAGAAACTGGAATTTGTACTCCTATAGAAAAGAAAAGTGAGTAGTAAAATTATAAGAAAAATCAGTATAGGATCTGATTATAAAAATGATGCCATGCACTATGCTATTGCGCAACAAGTGTATGGCGGTCATACCATATCTCATATACTATATGATGAAGAAGAGTCTTCTTATAATATTTATATTAAAAAATTAGACGAAGTATTGCCTTGGAAAAAATTTAATTCTAATATGGCAATATCTGTAGAATATGATCTAGAATACTAATGAACAGTCTTTATCAATTTATAATTAAACCAATAGGTGATAAATATAATAATAAAAAAATTGTTAATAAAAAAGAGTTAATTGTAAACTCTAGTATTTCAGATCATAAATTTGTTAATAGAATGGCTAAAGTTATTAGTATTCCATTAGGTTTAAAAACAAAAATACAAAAAGGAGACACGGTTGTTGTACATCATAATTTATTTAGAAGGTATTATAACATGAAAGGAAAGTCTGTTAATGGTTCTAAGTTTTTTAAAGAAGATATGTATTTTGCGTCACCTGATCAATTGTATTTATATAAAAACAAAGAATCCTGGAAAACAAATATAGATTTTTGTTTTGTTAAACCTATTATGGAAAACAACAAAAATAAGACCACTAAACTAAAAAAACAAATTGGTATATTAAAATATGGCAATAACGTCTTAGAAGCGCTAGAAATAAACCCTGGAGACTTGATTGGTTTTAAACCAAACAGAGAATTTGAATTTGTTATTGACAATGAAGTTTTATACTGTATGCAATCAAATGATATCACAATTAAATATGAACACCAAAGAAACGAAACTGAATATAATCCAAGCTGGGCAAAAAGCAGTTGAAGAATTAATAAAAGTTGCTAAAGAAAAAATAGTAGATTCTGAGGATGATCTATCTGCTGATAGATTAAAAAATGCAGCAGCAACTAAAAAATTAGCAATATTTGATGCTTTTGAAATACTAACGCGTATAGAAGAAGAAGAAAGTATGTTGAAAGAAGTATCTAAAGATGATAAAGGCGCAAGTTTTAAAGGGTTTGCAGAAGGAAGATCTAGATAATGTATAAACAAACTTTATATAAAATACTATCAGATCATATTAAACCTAATATACTTAAAAGAAATAACAGATACAATAAGTGGAAAACAGGTTATAACGAGGAACACGATGTTATTGTTATTAGTAAGACTGGTCAAATAGGTGAAATATATGAAATACAAGGTCTTAAGATTGCTCTTCCTTTAGAAAAGCAACCATACAAAAGATCTGGAAAAAAAGATGAACAATACTGGGAGTCACATACTTATCCAAAAGAATTGTCTAAAATTAAAACAGTTTTTGATTGGAATAATTATCCTTCCGTTTTTAAAGACAAATGGTATGATTACATTGATGGAGAATTTAAAAAGCGTGATGAAGGATTTTGGTTCTATAATAAAGGCACTCCTAATTATATTACTGGTTCTCATTACATGTACTTGCAGTGGACTAAAATTGATGTTGGGCAACCAGACTTTCGAGAATCCAACCGAATATTCTTTATATTCTGGGAGGCTTGTAAATTGGATACCAGATGTTACGGACTGTGTTACCTTAAGAACAGACGTTCTGGATTTTCATTCATGGCATCTTCAGAACTTGTACACCAGGCAACCATCTCTTCGGATTCCAGATATGGGATATTATCAAAGACTGGAGCGGATGCAAAGAAGATGTTTACAGACAAGGTGGTACCGATCTCGGTTAATTACCCCTTCTTTTTCAAACCGATCCAAGACGGTATGGACCGTCCGAAAACCGAACTCGCATATAGAATCCCTGCCTCGAAACTCACGAGGCGTAAACTTGATTCGAACGAACGTCCCGAGGACCTTGTCGGGCTCGACACGACGATCGATTGGAAGAACACCGGTGATAACTCGTACGACGGTGAGAAACTTAAGATCCTTGCCCACGACGAATCGGGCAAATGGGAAAGGCCGGATAATATCCTCAACAACTGGAGGGTCACGAAAACAACATTAAGATTAGGTAGTAGAATAATAGGTAGGTGTATGATGGGTTCAACATCAAATGCACTTGATAAAGGAGGATCTAATTTTAAAAAGCTATATGATGCATCAGATGTTACAAAAAGAAACCGCAATGGTCAGACTAACTCAGGATTATATAGTCTGTTCATACCTATGGAATGGAATTACGAAGGATACATCGACGCTTATGGATTTCCTGTATTCGACACTCCGAAAAAACCCGTCAAAGGCATTGATGGATCCAAGATTCAGATCGGAGTTATCTCGCATTGGGAAAACGAAGTTGATGGATTAAAAGAAGACCAAGACAGTTTAAATGAATTCTATAGACAATTTCCAAGAACTGAAAAACACGCTTTTAGAGATGAAGCAAAACAATCTTTATTTAATCTAACTAAAATATACGAACAGATAGATTATAACGAAGATCTAAGAAATACAAATATAGTTACACAAGGTAGTTTTCAATGGGAAAATGGTGTTAAAGACACTAGAGTAGTTTTTTTTCCTAATAAAAATGGTAGATTTATGATATCATGGATTCCACCAATTCAATTACAAAATAAATATTTAATTAAAAATGGGATTAGATATCCAGGTAATGATCACACTGGTGCTTTTGGTTGTGACTCTTACGATATTTCCGGAACAGTAGATGGTAGAGGATCAAAAGGTTCTTTACACGGTCTAACTAAGTTTTCAATGGAAGACGTTCCTATTAATAGTTTTTTTTTAGAATATATAGCAAGACCACAAACAGCTGAAATATTTTTTGAAGATGTGTTAATGGCTTTGGTGTTTTATGGAATGCCAATATTAGCAGAAAATAACAAACCAAGATTATTATATTACTTAAAAAGAAGAGGATACAGGGGATATTCTATGAATAGACCTGACAAAATCTATAACAAATTATCTATTACTGAAAGAGAAATAGGTGGTATACCTAATTCAAGTGAAGATATAAAGCAAGCACACGCCGCAGCAATAGAAGATTATATAGAAAATTTTGTTGGATTACTTGAAGATGGTTATGGAGATATGTATTTTCAACAAACACTTGATGATTGGGCTAGGTTTAATATTAATAATAGAACAAAGCACGATGCATCAATTAGTTCAGGTTTAGCAATAATGGCTTGTAATAAAAATAGATATGCACCTAACGCAAAAAAGACAATAACATCTGTTCCTTTAGGTTTGAAAAAATATAATAATGAAGGAGTAAATTCAAAAATAATCAAAATAAATGATTAACATTAACTACAACAGCAGTTTTCCAGATCAGGTGGTACCTGAAGAAGAGAAAAGTTCTTGGGAATATGGTTTAGCCGTTGCTCAAGCTATTGAGCATGAATGGTTTAGAAACAGTAGCGGTCAAAATAGATTTATTAATAATTTTCAAAACTTTAATAGATTAAGATTATATGCAAGAGGTGAACAGCCTGTACAAAAATATAAAGATGAATTAGCTATAAACGGTGATTTATCTTATCTTAATTTAGACTGGACACCTGTCCCTGTATTATCTAAGTTTGTAGATATAGTTGTTAATGGTATGACTGAAAAAGGATATGAAATAAAATCTTTTGCAAGTGATCCTTATGGTATAAAAATAAGAACAGATTATGCTACTAATGCTTTAAGAGATATTAAAGAAAAAGAAACAATAGCAGAATTAACACAATTAACAGGAAGAAGTTTTTATGCATCAGCTAATCCTGATATATTACCAGATGACCCAGAAGAGTTAGATCTTTTTATGCAACTTAGTTATAAACAAAGTATTGAAATAGCAGAAGAAGAAATAATAAATAATGTTTTAAATTATAATAAGTTTGATGAAACTAAAAAACAACTTGCT